GATTAGATTCTTCAACAGCTTTATTAACATTATCTAAAGCTTGAGTTAATTGATTATTATAATAAGAGTTAAAATTTGGATCCCATTTACCATCTTTATCAGTATTAGTTAATGCAGCTATAGTTCCATAAAAAGGATTTATTATACCTTCTGCAGCAGTAGTAAAAGCTTTACCACCCATATTAACTAAACCGTTACCTAACTTATCCCAGTTAGATTGTCTTTCACCACGCATATAATTTAACCTATTTTGTTCAGCTAAATCACCGGTAGTAATACTACCTTGTTTATCATATTGAGAACTTCCAAAATCAGGAGCAGTTTCACCAAAATAATCAGCCATAGGTTCTGCTGAAGATAAAGGATTAAATTCTACTTTAGAATTTGAAATTTGATTTTTTTTAGTATCTTCTAAAAATTTTAAAATATCTACTTGACGCATAAGTTAATTTATTTTGATAAATCTATAGTTGTTTCAGATTCTCCTTTAGAGCCTTTACCTACTAAAGTGTTTAATTTTTGATAAGAAGTTAATTGAAATTCTTTACCGATAAATACTGATTCATCATAAATATTACTTTCACCTCTAGAATTTACTTCTAATACTTTAACATTTGCAGGATTCATAGGATCACTAAAAGATACTGCATAAACACCTGTTAATGGATTTTGATAAGTACTTAATGGGTTTAACCCACTTTGTTCTAAATTGTTTATATTTTGAGTAAGATTATTAGAATTAACATTCCAAAAATTAGCTACTTGTGATAAATTACTTCTAATTAAACTATAATCTTCTTCAGAATTAATTAAATTCTTTTTATTACTTCTTACAAAATCACTAATAGGTTTATTAGTAGCTTGTATAGTTTTATTATTCATTTTAACTACATGATGTTTTCCATCAGTATCTTCTACTTCAAAATAATCACCTCCTTCTAAATCTGGTCTAAATTTAACAATTTTACCATTTTCTTTTAAAGTTTGAATAATTTTATTATGAGCTTCAGTACCTTTTTTATCTTCAGACCCCATTAATGTCCAATCACCAGTTCTTCCAACAGTTGTACTATTTTCTTTTTTATCTCTATCAAAATAATATTTTTCAAATTGTTCTGCATTTTCACCTTGTATTAAAGGTACAGCAACTTGTTTATCACCTGAAGCTGCTTTTAAAGCATTAGAATATATTGGTAAAATACGTTGATATGTAGCATAGCCTTTTTCACCAGGTTGAATTAAATTATTCTTCATTGCATAACTTAATACTTCAGTCATTTGTTGATTTCTTAATTCAGTGTTAGGTATAGATTGTACATCTATTTTATAACTAGACATTTTACCTAAACTATTCGGTTTTACTACAGTACCTCCAGAAGTTATTATTATTGCATTATGTCCTTGAGAATCAAAAGCTAAAATATCATCACTTACACTTTGAAGTAATGCTGGATTTACACCTGCAGCTAAAGCTTCTTTTTTATTTTTAAAAACTAAAGATCCATCTGAATTTAACCCTTCTTTCCAAACTTTACCGTTAGGTCCTTTAATGTTAATATTGAGTTTTGAACCATAACCATCAGCTACTTTAACATTACCTGATTCATCAAATTCAAAAGAAGTATTAGGCATTATTTTTTTCAAATTAGCATTTTTATTAAATACTTGAGCAGTAGGAGATGCTAAATTTAATTCTTTTAAAACTTTATCTTCCTCTTCTTTACCTTGACCAGATCCACCTTTAGATGGATCGTTTAAGAATTTTTCTTCAGAATCTTTATTATATACTACACCTACTTGATGTTTATTAGAAGCTACAATGTAATTATATAATTTAGAATCAATATCTTTTTTCATCTCTACTGCAGCATAATCTTTTTCTGTAGCATTATTATTAGCTATTCTTTGATTAGCTTCATTAGCTTGATTTTCAATATCTCTATAAGAAACATTATAAGCATTATTACCATATCCATAATCATCTTTTAAAATACTTTCTAAATGATGTTGTCCACCAGATTTAGAAGCATATACTGGAATAATACCTTTAGCTACTTTAGCTAATTGTGAATCAGTTACACCTTGCCATCTACCGTTAACTTTTTCATATAAAGTACCACCTTCATATTTAGTTTTAGCGGCCCACTCACCTAAATTAGCATTACCACTTGCTCTTAAAGAACCAACAGCTTCTTTAGCGTCTTTATCCCAATCAGAATATTTAGTAATTTTACTAGAATAAATAGGATTTTGTAAAATATCTAATTGTTTAAATTTATTAGGATCATTTGGATCCATTTCATAAGTATAATCTAAATCTTTAGAATTACCTTGAGCTTTAAGTTTTTCCCAAATATTATAGGCCTCTAATGTTTTATTAAAGTTAGCTAACTCTGTAGAATTTTTTACTTGATTTATTAATCTATTAGTTTTACTTTTAAAATCAGAACTACCATAATCACCTTTAGCTTCTTCAATTAAATTTCTAATTGAAGCATTAACTTTATCAGCATAAGCTTTTCTACTTTCTTCATAAACAGGTGCTGCTTTTATAGACGCTGTTAAAGCATCTAAATCAGATTCTAATTTTTTACCTTCATCAAAATCTTTTTTAGCTTGTTCTCCTAAAGCAGCTAATTGTTGGAACGGAAGAGGTACATATTGTGGAGTATATTCACTTTGACCTACAGTTGAAAATCTATTTATTGGCATTGTATAAAGATATTAATTATTTTTTAATTTTCAAAATTATTTATTAAGCCCATCCTTCTTCTTCTAACATTTTAGCAAAAGCTGGATATTTATTATAATATTTCATCATTAAATTTAATGTCTTTTGATCCATTTTACCTTGTTTATCAGACTTAGTCATTTTACCAAAATTTGAAGCCATACCATGTATAGCTTGACTTCTGATATTTTCTTTCATTGCAGCATTTGCAGCTTGAGCAACTTTTTCTCTCATTGCAATTTCAGCATTAAATTGTGCATTTTGATTACCAATTTGAGCATTAGCGTTAGCATATTCTCTTCTAATTCTATCTTTATTAATTACATTTTGACTATTTAATCCTACTCTATTAGCTAAATAAGATGCAGCATTTCCTCCAGAAGCTTCTTTTACACCAAAGGCAGCTCTTCTAGCTTCAGCTTCAGCATCTCTTTCAGCAGCTCTAGGGTCTAAATACTTAGCTTTAGCTCTTTCATAAGTTTCTAAAGGTTCATTTTTTCTAGTTAAATCATAAATATTACCAGCATTTTGACCTATAAAATTACCTGCTTGACCTGCAATTTCACCCCAATTTAATTTTTTATTATCAGGTTTAGGATTTCTTTGATTAAACTCTTTTCTAGTAGTTTGTTTTAAATTTATATCTGGTAATTCTGAATCATTTAAATCAGACATATTAGTCATAGAAATTCCAGAATCTGAAAAATTTAATTTAGTACTAGCAGGAACTTCTGGATAAGTAGCTTCAACATTCTTATCTAACATTTCTTGAGTAATCCAACTAGACTTATTATAAGGAGCATTAGCGGCATTCATTTTCATCAAATCTACCATAGAAGTTGGTTTATAACCTAACATATTAGGATCTTCACCTTCTTCACCACCAGCCCAATATTTAGGTAATCCTTGCGTACCACCTTTAGCATACATAGGAACATCTCCTTTAAATTTATGATAAGGATTAGACATTCCTGGATAAGCTCCTCCAAATGCAAATTGAGTAGGATCTAATCCTAACTTTTTAGCATAAGCTTGTACTTTAGATTGTTTTAAAGCTTCTTGTTCTTCAAACAACATATCTGATTTTTTATTTTTAACAAGTTTCATAAGTTCTGCTGTTTTTTTAGATAAAGAACCATATTTATTAGACTCAAGAACTTTATCTTCTTTATTGGTATTATTAGTTTTATTTAATTCAGCAAATGATTTTTTACCAAATTTAGGTTTTAATCTATCAGAAAATATTCTTTCACCACTATCTAAATTAGTAGCTATACCACCTTGTTCATGAGATGGACCTTCATATTGAGTAAATGTACCATCAGGTGCAATACTATTCTCACCACCTTCAACTTCAGCATTAGGTTGCATATTCATACCACCCATTGAAAACATCCTATATTCAGGATACATCATCGCTACACCATCTGGTTTACTTTTTTTTAACATCTTTAAATAACTTTTATCTTTATTAAAAGGGTCAAATTTAATTGATGAACCATTTGGAGTAATATAAGATCCATAATTTATTGTATTTTTAAAAGGATCATAATTTTGATATTGTACATTATTATATGTTTGCATACCACCCATTGCAAATTGCTGACCTTTATTTTGTTCAACCCATTTAACATATTCATCTCCTTTAAAATCATCCCAGTTACCTGAAGCTTGTCTATATGAAAATGCTTCAATAGGATTGAATAATGAACCTACAATAGCGTTTCTCTTAGCTCTTTTAGAATCAGTTATTTTACCAGTATCAGGATTTATTTGTTCACTTGAAGCTTGTATAGGTTTACCTATAGAGTTACCTAATCCAACTGCTGCTCCAAATATAGGGTTTATTGAACCTACAGTATTAGTCATACTACTAGACATAGTATTGTATTTATCATACTCTGTAGCATTAGGATCATTATTTACAGCAACATTTTGAGTAGCACCTTGTGCACCACTCTGAATCATTCCTTGCCAGTTAATACCACCACCGTAATATCTAGGTAGTCTATGTATACCACCTTTTGAATATTGTTGTACAATAGTATTACCTTGAGTATAACTTTTATTTATACCTGGTATAGCTTGTTGATAGTTAGGATGAAATATAGGTTTTTTCATAGGGGTGTTAACTTTAATTGTATCTGTAGGAGGTAAATTGTCAATAGGAGTATCTAAGATTACTTGTTTTTTAGGTTTGTCGGGTTTATAAATATAAGGTTGTACAGGTGCATAATATTCAACAGCATTCCCACTTTGAGCTTTATTAAATTTCTTATAATAAGTACCAGAAGGGTTAGGATTATTTAAATTAGTTAAAGCCGCTTTATTATTATCATGCCAATTCTTAGTATATTCATTCCAAGCTTCAGGTGACATAGCACTTTGTAATCTAGCAATCATACCTTGACTATTATTATAAAGACTTAAACTATCCTGATAAGCTTTTATTCTAGGATCATTCTTTTTATTAGTAATAATAGGATCTCTTTGTTTATAACCCATTGTAATTTATATTAAAATAATATATAATTTAATTTATTATATGTATATAACAATATAGCAATATTTATTGTAAATAACAAATATTGCTACACTTATTGTATAACTATAAAAATTATATTATCTGTCAGATATTAAATATTGTGTTTTTAAATTATGTACCACAAACCTTTTACCATTAGTATTAGGATACCATAAATCTATATTTAACCATTTATCTCTTAATCTTTCACCAAAAGTAGTTTTAGTTAAAATGCTAGGATCAAATATTGATTTAGTAGAATGGTTAGTAGAATCATAATTTACTTTATTTCTAGGAATTTGTAAGTTAAATGTCTGTTCAACTTTTCTAAGATTATTATTAGGTCTAGCTAATGTTAATGTAGTCCAATCAGTGTTTTGATAATCATTATAAAATCTAGCTTTAGTAAATGTAATATCCCTTAATTCAATATCATCAGGAAATGCTGGATTTTGAATAGCACCTGGATATATATTTTTATCATCAGACCATTCAACACCATCATTTACAGCATCTGTCATAAATGATAAATTGTTAAATGTTTTAGTATATAAAGGATTATCATTTACTAATACTTTTATTGTACTAGGATGTGGAACATTAGAGTTAAATATATTTCCATAGAATGTACCATAAGCACCATAGTTATGTAAATATAAAGACTTTCTCAATGAAGGTACATCTACATTTAAATAAGATATATTAGATAATAAATATTTATGGTTATTGATATAAATATTAGGTGTAAATGAATAGTATCCTGTAAACTTATTCATAGCTTCTGAATAAGCAATAGTATAAGCTTCATTAGTATTATTGGGTGTTTCAGGGAAACCATTATTATTTAAAAATGTTATTAAGAATTCATTATGATAATAATCATAAGTAGTTAATATACCTTTACTTGTAATAGGATTATCATTAATCAATATGTTATCATGTAACCTTTTAATAATGAAATTACGTTGTCCTAATGCATCAGATATTGAAGTAACAGCTTGTCCATTGTAAGAATATATTTTCTTACTTCTAGAATCAACAAATACTATTTGATTATTAGATCTATATACTGACCATTGATGTGATGTACCAACATCTAACTTTCTATATTCATGTCTTTGTATAGTATCACCGGTACCTAATTTAACAGGTAAATCTAAATTAGTAGAAACCATAGCTACAGGATTTATAAGTAACATACCTATACCTCTTTCCTGTATAAAATGCATTTGGTTATGTAAAGATATTAAACAATTAATAGCTCCATAACTTCCTTCTACATCATAAAAATCATTAGCTTGATATACAGACCATGAATCTTGAGTTTCATTGTTAAACTTAATTTGTGAATAATGAACTCTATTTATCCATTCATCTGTAACTACAAAGTTTAATGGTTTAGGGAAATACTTTTTAGTATCATTTTCACAACTATGATAATTATAATAAACCTGTTCATCAGGTATTACGGTATTAGCTGTATTATTAGCCGCAGTTAAATCTTTGTTAATATGTGAACCATCTCTTTGTTCAGCATTACCCATGGTAGTACATGGAAAGAATTGAGTTACACTATAGTTAGCTTTAGCACCACTAATCGCTGTAGGTATACCTAAATTATTAATATTAAAATATGAATAACCTGGAGCAAAATCATATTCTTTACTAACCTTTTGATTATCATAATATGAAGTATAAACATCTCCACCTAATGTATTTAAAGTTACACCAGTGTTGATTATTAATTCATTATTAACTGTAGGTATATATTCACTACAAGCAATATATTCATTATTACTTCTAGCTACATGTCCAAATCCTCCATATAAATTGTTATTCCATTTAAAGTATAATGCTAACATTTTATATGAAGTAGATGTTAAACATCCATAATCTTCACCTAATCTTAAACCTGCTTTTAATTTTAAAAAAGTAGTATTAGAACCTTTACCTGGAGATATTAACGGACTAGGTGTGGAAGTTACTTGACATAAACCTGTACCTAAATACATATCTTTACCACGATTATGTACTTTTATACCACTAAAATCATGTACAGCATTTACATTAACTGGTACACCTTCTTCTATTTCAAATATATTATTTTGATAAGTTCCCACACTACCATAGTTAACAGTATTATCTACATACTTTAACATATAATAAGGCATATGATCCCAATCATAAGGTGTTTTAGTAGCATATGCTACACCACAAGGATTATATCCAGTGTTATCATAAATACCTGGTGATCCTGGTGCAGGATATTTAGAACCATGATCATCGTAATCAAATAACTTATAATAACCTCTTCCTGCTAATCTATAGTTAATTGCAGACATTCTACCTCTGATAAATATTTTATCACCATTAGCATAGTTAGGACGCATATATTCTGATTGATGATCAAAACAATCAAATGTTTTAAATTTATTTACATTTGATCCAACAACTCCTTCATCATTAAGATTAGTATTTAATGTTTCTACATGTTCTTGAGATGGAAAAGGATTATAAAATGGTCTAGCTACAACAGCTCCACCACCAAATGGTACTAAAAAGTTTCTACTTTCACTTCTGAAACAACTAGGTAAATATAATTCTGTTGCAGCAGGATTACCATGTGATAAATTATCAGTATTACCAATAAATGGATTTAATATACCACTACCCCATATTGTTTTATTATTACCTTCTCTGGGTACTCTAACAATTTGACAACCACCTATTTGATCAGATATTGATGTAATATCAATACTAAACTTAATATACATTACTTGAGCCCAAATTTCACTAGTACCTACTAAATATGTTAATCTGAAATCTTGAGGCACCCCATTTGCTGTAGCATGAGAATCAGGGTTATCATTAAAATCTCCATAGCTCGGAAACTTAATATCACCAATCCATTTAGTAAAGTATGGAGCTTTTTCTCTATCAAAAAATTGAATACCGAATCTATAAATCTCTTCATGTTGATAACCTTTTAATAAACCTTGTCTATAAGGAAACTTCATTGAACCTTGTGAATTTTTTATAGGATATTCATAAGGATTAAATAAAGTTGTATTAATAATCATATTACCATTACCATCCACATTATTAGTATCAATATCAACTTTTCTATATGGAGGTGCTGTTAAACTTATCTGCCAATCATCACTAGTTTCAATACCACCTGATTGATCTACTAATATAGATTTAGTACCAAATTCATAAGATATGTTAGGACCTAATCCACCTAATTTAGCTGTACCAGGTTTATAGTAACATGCATTACCTGAATGTCCCCCTGAACTATTATAATATTCATTTATAGCATCTTCATCTTCTGCTAAATCTCCAGCATAGTTAGCTCCAGCAGGATTAGTAGCTTGAAATATACCAAGTACTCCAGAGTTAAATAACCCTACATCATCAGCACCTGAAGTCTTTGCTCTGAATGCTCTAGCATCATATATTAAATCTTTTCTAATAGTTTTAACATTACCCCAGAATAATCTATTATCTTTAGTATCTACAGTTTTAGCATGAGTAAATACAGATGATAATGCTAGGAATTCATCTAATGTTACAGGTAAATATGATTCAACATCAGGATCTGTATAACTTATAGTCATACTTCCAGTAAGTGGAATAGGATAATCGCCTAATGAGGTTATTTTAGGTACATCATTTTTTTCAACACGTTGTAATACAAAGAATTCAACTTTATCAAATGATCCATCTAAGTCATCTACTTTCCATTCAATACCTTTACCTGAGTTCCCAGCAGGTGAACCTTGATAGTTTTGAAACTCAGCAGTTAATGCAGGTGCTATTAAATACACCATGTTAGATAACTCTGATATATTAGTAATTGAACCTAAATCTTGTTTTAATCTATAAGCTAATTGATAACAACCATTATCTAACGAACCTGCTAATATTTGATTTAATACAGGTTGTGAAAATTCAACACTAGGATTAATAGATAATAGTCTAACATCTAATGCCATTAATTGAGGATCAGCAACATTAGCTGTTCTAATCTTATTATAAAAGTCTGACCAATATAATCTTTTAACTTTACCTGATTCATATCTACCTAAAGCCGCACTTGGTGCAATAGGGTGTTCTCTAGTAAAATCTAAATAGTTAGTATATAGTAATGTTAAAGTATGTTGTCTAGTAACATCGTCAATAGTTAATTTCCATAAATGTCCTACACCTATGAATGAATCATTTAGTGGAACATCTGTTGCAGGATTTGGTGGGGATAAATATCCATTAGTATAATCTTGAGTAAATAAATATATTTCATCACCAATATAAGTTTGTCCAATTAATATTGGATAGTTATTAGTTAATACAAATGGGAATTGTGCACCTGTAATTATAGATATACTATTATCATCTCTAACCCAACCTAATGTCCAATCAGCAGTAGCACCAACTGTAGTTGTAAATGTAACTGTAGGACTTACAGAATTAACTGCTGGACCACAATCCTTATACTCAGGATTTTGATATATTACTACATAATCATCTTTATAAGCTACAGCAAAAGTTGATGTTGTAGGACTACCATTAGTTGTATTATAACAATTAGGTAAGTTTATAATTGCATTATATAAATCAACACCTTTAGTAGCATTAGTTATTTGAATAGGTGTAGTAGTTTGTCCATTAATTGTTATCTCAAGTAATTCATCTCCACCACCACCATTGTTATCAAATACTATTAATTTATAAATATCATGTATTGTAGGAAATGTAATCTTACATTCATTACCTTTTATATTAACTAACGATCCTGTAGAATCACCTAACTCTGTAACAGGTCTAAAATTAAGAGCTTCTGTATAAGCATTTTTAGCACGAATAGTTTTTGACAAATCACTATTCATTCCATCTTCAAATGTATTAATAGATTCCATTATCTAATATTTCTCCTTTCTCTTTGTTCGAGTTCTCTAAAACTATTACTATAAGCATTTTGTTTAGGAATAAGTCTAACCCAAATATTTTTCAACTGTTCTAGTTTAGAAGCATCAGGCATATATGCAGATCCTCTTGCTGAGTTAACATAGAATAACCAATCTTGTTTAGATTCTTTATAAACAGCTTCAGGTATTCTACCACCTCTAAATTCAATTCTATCTAACATATATGTTACATAAGATTCTAAAGCTTTATCATAATAAATATCATCAGGTATTAAAGGAAATCCTTCTTCATCTGCAGGAACTGATAAATAAACTATACAAAGTTCACCTTCAGTTATGTTTGTATTTAAACATCCATCTTGAATATAAAAATTATATTCTGAACAACAAGTTGGTATTGTGTTACATTCTGGACAATTATAATTATTTGCTGCAGATTTACTTGACCACATTAAAGGTTTACCATTAAATGTAATGTCTTTTAAATAAACAAAACCACAAGGTAATTTTACATTATGGTTTTCAACAGTTAATATTGTAGAAACTTCTTTAAATTGAGGATAAGCTCCTATCATATTTAAAGCATCTGCAACCCATTCAATTATATCACTTTCATTTAGTTCTTTATTTGAACCTAAATTTCGATATAATCTAGCAATTATAGATTTTGAGGATTTTAAATTATGTATCATTCTTTGTTTTTACTTAACATTTCATAATAATCAAAACCTGGTGAGGTTTCAAGATGTCTTGGAATAGCTCTAGAAGCTTCTCTACATGGTGAAAATTTATAATACTTTTTACCGGTAAGTTTTAAACCTGATTTATCCCACTTCCATTTATATCTAAATGGTTGATCATAATATATTATAGTTCCTTGCTTTTTAGATTCACCATAATTAACTTTCCAATTTTTAATTTTATCTGGATCAAAGTTAACTTCATATTTAACAATACCTAAATAACCAAGTTTATAAGGCATTTTAAAAGATTTTGCTTCAGTTACTAATTTAGTTTGAAGCTTTTTATTAAAAGATCTTATTATTTTGTAATACACTGCATAATCTACAGGTATTCTTTTATTGTTTAATGATGCTCTACAATAATCTTTATAAAAATTTTTAGTACTTAAATCTTTTGTAAATTTACCTTTACTTCTTTTAACAGTTTTAAATTCTATCATTTTTTACCTAATTGGTTTTGTGATAATGCATCATTAGAAGTATCTTGTGGCATTTGAAGGAAAGGTACAACTTTTGTTTGCATTATAATATTTGTTATATCATTAGCCATTTTTAATGAACATGGATAAGGACTATCCCAGCTAAAACAATTAGATCCATTACATGAACTAAATCCAATCAATTCTTCCGGGTTTTCAAATATAGCAAAAACATTTATATATTCCAAAAGTAATTCTGAAGTAATATATAAATATCCATTTTGTAAATACCATTGGGGTTTATTAGAAGTGTATTTATTATAACTATTATATTTAGCTTTAAAAGGATTTGCTTTAGCAATAATATCACCTGTAGGTGTAGTAATTCTTAAAATAGTATTATCTAAAGCCGTTTCAATAGTTATAGGTAATTTTTGTTTAGTTTTAAGGATATAACAATCTGTTGTAATTATACAACAATCAGAACTATCTACTAGTTCTAACTCCATACAAGAAATAGCTTGAACCCATACATCAGAAATATCTTGTCTTTTTCCAATAGCTTGAGAAATAAGCATTGATCTTATTTCATGTATCCAAAAAGCAAATTGCTCATCACTGATTCTAAATGAGTAGTTGTTTTCACCTGAACCAGCAATATTTCTAATATCCGCTACTAAATGTCTTAAAGTTACCATATTTATTTTTTACTTTGAAATATTCTATATTTATAAGTTACTATAGGAAATTTATTAAAAGGATCATACCCTAACCCATAAGAACTTTTATTTATCCCTAATTCAATCATTGGAGTTAAACTTTGAGGTGAAGCTTGTAAACCTACATTAAATTGATACTTAGAAGGTCTATATATAAACGTATCTCTTTTAACTACTGTACAATCTTTAATTGTTAAAGGTACTTTAAGTTTAACACCTAGTTGCATTTGTCTAAGTTTACCTTGTACATGAACTCTAGAATATACTTCATATTCTTTATGTACTAAAGTATCATCATATTGAAATACTTTATTACAATCTAAAGAGTCTTTAGGTACTAATATCCAAGTAGTATCATGTATAGGTTTACTAGGATGCCACTTATCTAAATAGATAGTATCTTTAGGAAAGATAGTATCTCTATAATTAGTAACTGTTTCTTTAGGTTGTAATATAAGTTTATCTTTACTACAAGATTTACCTAATAGAAAAGTTAAACATATAATTACAATAGCAAATATAAATATCAATTTATCTTTCATTTACTTATTTTCAAAAATTTCTTATTTTGTATTTAATTTAGTTATATTCATTCTTGTAAATCTTTATTTGTTTTAAATTTTGAAAAATATCCACCAGCAGCAATTACTGCTGATAATAATAATTTAGGCCATTCTTTGTTTATATCAAAAGTAAGCCAATCTATAGTTAC